TTAATTATAACTTATCTGTTATGGATGTAGTGATTGATGATTGGACAATATGTCCTTCTAAGTTTTTAGAACATACAGAAAGTGTTCTTTATAACGGTTCAGTATTTGATATGACTGCTTGGATGTTAATGAATATGAAACCAAGTAATAGTAACAGATATTATTATGCCAAAAATGATAGCTTAGAAGATGCAGCAATCTTACAATTAATGAAAGAACTCATGTCTATGCAAGAGGACTTTCCAAACCATCCAAATCAAATGACTAAGCTTAGACTACAGCAAATGAATTTTGCATATAGTCAAGCAGTAAATTTGTATAGAATAATTAGTTATACGAGAGGATATGGTAGAAAAACTAGTAAGTATATCAAAACTAGAAAGGCTGCATTAATTTTAAATAAATTAATGGACGAATTTAATGAAAAACCTGAAGAACATCAGGTATTAGAGTCAGCACGCAAAGCTAAAGAAGCTAAAGAAAAAGCTTTAAATGCTAATAGGAAAACTATGGAATCTAAGTCACCACAAGAAGGTGAATTTGATGAAATGACTCTTGATGAATTAAATAACCGTAACAAAGAAGATATATTTTCGAAAGCTAACGATAATTCGAATATGCACTATGTACCAGAACCAAATAATATGGGTAAATGGGGTAAAATGGAAACATTTAAACCACATCTTAGTGTTAATTTACAATCGAAGATTAAAGGTGGTAGAGAATATAGACCTATGGATTACGGTGTAAATCCAAAGTATATGAATCGTTGGTGTGTGGATAAAAAAGTATTCAAACAAAAACAAAGAGTATACGGTGGAACGATACTAATAGATGCGTCAGGTTCTATGTCCTTTAGTGGCCAAGATATACTAGAAATAATGCAACTGCTTCCTGCAGTTACTATAGCTATGTATAACGATAGAGGTGGAACATGGGAATCAGGTGCGTTAAGAATTATAGGACGCAATGGTAAGAGAGTTAGTCAAGACTATCTAGATAGATGGACTGGCGGTGGTAACTTAGTTGATGGCCCTGCTTTGCAATGGCTATCTAAACAACCACAAAAAAGAATATGGGTTAGTGATATGTATGTATTTGGATTACATAATACAAGCTCAGATAACTTATTAAAAGATTGTATAGAAATATGCAAGCGTTCAGGAATAACGAGACTAGCAGATATAGATGAAGTAAAACACTTTGCTTTACAATTAAATCAGCTAGTATAAGGAAGGATAATATTAGGAGTACCGTGCAACTGGCAACAGTGGGTTGTACTCCTTTCCGACCTTAAGCACGGTATTCCATCTGTTGGGGGTGTCCAGGTTAGAGCATATAACAGCTGCCCGTTGTTTATGCCAACGCCGGTTCGATTCCGGCCACCTCCACCAATTTCTTCTTTAATCATTTACATACATCTCAAATCTACTATACTTATCTGTATGGTAAATATAAATGACATGCTTGATGAAGCACATAACGGAAAAAAAGGTAATTATGTTGAAGGCAAAATTACGCCAGACGCAGAACCTTTTTGGATTGCTTTAAAAGACAGGGTAGTAAAAGAAAAAGTTAAGATGAGACCGTATGTTGTATCAAGATTACTTGAAGAAAACTATGGTATTGTCATATCTGAATCAGCAATGAGACGATATTTGCAACGATTGGAGAGAGATAATGCCTAAGAAGGATATTGATAAATTAATGGTTGAAGTTGAATCTCAAGTCGTTCAAGATTTAAAAAAAGATAATTTAAATATATTAAAGCAACTTGAGAAGGCCAAAAAGAAGAAGGAAGATATGGTTGATGCAGTTTATGAGGCAGTATCGGCCAATCTTCGCACTTGGGACAAACCTTCTATACCAAAGCCACGCAACTTAAAGAAAACCAAGGATGAAGAAGTAGCTATTGCAGTATTAAGTGACATACAACTTGCTAAAGTTACACCTGATTATAACTCAGAAGTAGCAGAAGAAAGAGTAATAGCTTATGCACATAAGATAGTTGACATTACTAATCTACAAAGACAATCTCATCCTGTTAATAAAGTTGCAGTGTTTGCAGTTGGAGATATTATAGAAGGTGAGCTTATTTTTCCAGGCCAATCACATTTAATTGACAGCAGTTTATACAAACAAGTTACTGTTGACGGACCTAGAATTATAGGTAAGTTCTTTGATATATTACTTGCTAACTTTAATGAAGTAGATGTTCATTGGGTTATAGGTAATCATGGCCATTTAGGTGGTCGTAGTCGTAAAGACTATCATCCAGATTCTAACGCTGATAGGATGCTAGGTAACATCATGAAGATGATATTTAGAGATGAAAAGCGTATAAAATTTACAATACCTGACAGTACAGGAGATAACCATTGGTTTGACATAGCTGATTTAGGTAAAGAATGTAAGTTTTTATTATGGCACGGAGACAATGTAAGAGGTTTTAGTGGATTTCCATGGTATGGTTTCGGTAAGAAACTACAAGGTTGGAAAACATTAGCAGCTAACGGTCTTATGCCAGACTTTGATAACGCTATTGCAGGCCATTTTCATACACCTACAACAATGTATCTTAATGATATAAGGTTATGGGTTAATGGTTCTACAGAGAGTTATAACACATATGCATTAGAACAACTAGCTAGTATGGGCAGGCCATGTCAGTGGTTACTGTTTTGTAAAGACGGTACTGGTGTGACTGCAGAATACTTAGTTAAGTTAGAAGATATATAGAATAAGTGAAGGTATCCTAACGGATACCAAATGTTTATTCTCTTTTATAATATATAGGAAGGAAATTATGGTAAAAATAGATACCGGTAAACTATTGTCTCCTTTTCCTAGTAATTTGGTGCGAAAAGCACCAGCTGGGAAGTTCGGAGACTATGTACCACATGCTAATTATGTAGAAAGGTTAAGAGATAGTGGCCTTAAATACAGTTGGACATGTGAACCAATATATGGAACACATAACGGTGAGAATCGTATTGTAGGTGCTAAAGGGACTATAACGATAGAAGACATGGGAAGCTATGACGGATTCGGAGATATAGATACCTTTAAATTAAACAATGAGAAGTTTAATGATGGCACAAATCTAAAAGACGCAGAATCAGATGCATTCAAGAGAGCTTGTATGAGATTTGGTTTAGGTGTAGAACTATGGTCAGGTTCAACACAAACTGAAGAAGAGTATGCTGCAGAAACAGCTAGAGAAGCTTCAGTTGAAGTCACTAAAAAGGACATGCGTTTAAAAGAGAACAAAGTTCCAAACCCAGAGCCAAGACCAATGGATGACTTGTTATTAAATGATGATGGGACTATTGCGGAAGCACCTTTCTAATGCAAGACATAGACTTTATAAGAACAACTTTAAGTACTATGTTGGAAGGTAAACAACAGGATACTAAGCAAAAGATATTACAATCTGCTGCACAATACGGTAAAGTAAGAAAGTTTCCTGTTAAATTAACTGACTATAATGATGTACAAATAGGCAAATATTTTGATTATATAGAAAAACTAGCAGATATGCCAGAAGTATTTAATCAAAAAGAATTTGAAGAAATGGATATCATAGAGAAAGTATCTAGTATAATGGGTGATGTGACTGAGATAACACCCGAACCAGATGCTGAAATATCTAATATAACAGATAAGATAGTCGTTAAAATGGAACATCAGAATAAGTTTCGTGACGATTTAAAGTGTCCTTATTGTAAACAAATGGTTTATGATAATAGAAACAATAAAAAATCAGACAAAAGTCCAGACTTTGTTTGTTCTACTAATGACCCTGTAGTATGCGGTGGTCACACAGGTAAATGGAGAAAGTCATGGTGGCTAGATAATTCCGATGTTCCTGCTGAATGGAACTTAGATGGGAATAACCAATAACTCTTGTAACAACTGTAACAAGTTATTACAAGAATCTAAAAAAAAGAATCATCGTATATTAACCTGTATCAACTTAGGTTGTATAGATTATATGGTGAAGATTAGGAGAAATAAATGATAGTAGAATCGTTTAGGGGCATAACTGTTCCTGAAGATATTAAATCAAAAGAAGAACTCATTAGGTGGGCTTTAGAAACAAATCGTTTTGAAGAACCTATTAGTAATGGTGAGTTCGTTTTCGACCTTAGATGTACTAGATTTGGTAGTACATTGTTTAACCTTAGAGCTGAAGGTTATGACATTGTAACTATGCCAGCTAAGCAGAGAGGACATTTCCTTTACTACTTAGTTAGTACACCTGCAGATAGTACAACTATGAAAAAGAAAGGACAACGCTTACTTAATAAGTTAAGAAAAGCGATGGCCTAGAAGTGGTTGGAATATTACTCAGTTGTGCATTATCTTTGCCTGTGAGCCTGGACAGCGTAGCTGAGTATATCCAATGTAGAGACATTGAAAAGAAAATAGAACATGTTCAAGAATGGCAACCATTAGTTGCTAAATACTTTAAGTCAATTGATATACCTAAAGCATTGACAATAATATATTGTGAATCTTCAGGTAGAGACTACATAGTAAATGACAATACTAATGGAACAAGAGACATTGGGCTATGGCAATTCAATGATAATACATGGGAGTGGTTAACTACCAAATTAAAGTTAACAAGTAATAGATATAACCCTGAAGTATCAACAGCAGTCGCTTCATGGTTAGTTTACAATGATGGTTGGCATCATTGGAATAGTAGTAAGAGCTGCTGGGGAAAGGTAGATGACTATGGCTAAGCCAAGCAGAAAAGATATACAAAAAGAAATCAACTCAAAGAAAGTTGACGGTAATATCTTTAATACACCAATGGACTTAAGACATTGGGCAGTGACATTAATAGGATACTTAGGAGATAACAAAACAAATACGCTACCTAATACAATGAAGGTAGACGAATTAATAAATAAATTTGTTATTGATTATAACTATAATTTTACAATGTTATCTGAGACTCTTCCTAATAAGGAAACAGAGGAGGAAGAAGAGTGACAGCTATCAATACTAGATTCTATACTTTAACAGAAAGAAAAGCTAATAATAAAATAGATAAAAATAAAGTTAAAGTTAAAGATATTAAAGAAAAATTAAATAATATATCTTGGTATGGAGGAAAAAGATTTTTAGGATTAACTAAAGATAATAATCCAGTTTATGTTAGATATAAATTATTTAAAGACAGTTTATCTTTACAATTAGAATTTAGTCATAAACTTTCTTCTATTAAAACATTAGCTAATGATAGATATACTTTTGATTACAATGAAAGTGTTGTATCTAACAATTTAATGACTAGAAAGTTAAGAAAGAAAAGAGGTGGTGAAGTTACACAACAAACACTTCACTACTTACAACGATTAAAGAATTTAGTAGACGGTAAATTTACTAAAGGATTTACTAAAGGTAAACCTACTAAGTTAATGTTTAAATATATAGCAGACAGTATACATGTAGGTAATGATATCACACAACATGACATTATGGAACATTGGAATTTGCCAAGTAGTGAATACTTTGTTCCTGAACAGACATGGAAATATCCTGATGAGCTATAAGCCATTACCTAAACACTTAACCATAAGGCCTTCTAAAGTAGAGGGCCTTGGGTTATTTTCAACAAGACCAATCCGTAAAGGAAAGTTACTAGGCATTACACATTATAAGACTGATAATAATGCTTTCAAACATGGACTTATAAGAACACCATTAGGTGGATTTATAAACCATTCCGAATGGCCAAACTGTGAATTAATTGAAACAAAAAATGGCTACCTATTAAAAACCCTAGTGTTAATTGTGACAGGAGAAGAATTAACCCTTTTTTATAAGTTATATAATCCCCATAGGTTATAGGAGACGGCCAAAGTATCTCTTAAAACAGCTCTATCGGGCTGTTAGAGGTATCTAGTAGCGTTTACCGCCACCTTTCTTTTTACCGTATGATTTCTTTTTACCTTTTTTAGTTATTGGCATTAGTAACCACTTGTTAATTTGCTTATACTTTTTTGTAATTTACTTAATCGACTTTTTTCTAAAGCTTTACCTAACTTGTGAGCAGTATTAGCATATTTATGTCCTGCTCTTTTATGACCAAGTGCTGTAAATTGTTGGTCTACTAATCTATTCATACCACCACCTGTTACCCAAGGAGAATTAGGATTATTCTTTACCCATGTTCTAAACTCTGGACTTAAAAAATCTGATGGTAGTTGATTTTTCTCCCACTTCTCAAAATTTTTTGCAGCCATTTCACCGTGTGATTTAATGCGTGATTTCATCTCACGCTCTGTCATACCGTGTGTAGTCCAGTCGTGTTTAGGTTCTTGGGCAGACATTAATAATCTACACCATACTTGCCAGGTGTTTTAGTACTTAAGTCTATATAAGATTGTCCTGCTTTTCCTCTATGGAAATTAGGATTAGATTTAGCTCTTTTGTAACCTTTGCCTACAAGATATTCTCCAACTAAAGCGACACCTGCAGCAGGACCAAACATAGCTCTAGCACCATGTCTAGCACCAGCTTTCCAAGCACCACTAGCAACAGAAGCAGCAGCATCAGCAGCTTGTGTTTTAGCATATTGTGCTCCTCTCCATGCTCCACTTATTTGACCTGAAGCCATACCTGAACCATGTGCACCTTTGACTATTTTACCTACATCATCAGCGTGTATATACATATCATCACCAATTTTGGCAAAGTTTTGTATACTACCAGGCATATTTGTTGAAACTGTAGCCCTTACACCACGATTTATTTCACCCCAACCACCTCTGTAGCTACCTCCACCTTTTTTATAGTATTTTGCTAATTCATCAGAAACAGACATTATTTACTTATCTGTTTCTTAGCGTAAGTTTTAATTACTGCTAATGCGGCACCACCACCAGCAAGTGCAGCTAACTGAACTACTTCAGCATCAACACCAACTAATGGAGCGACTGTTAATGCACCTATGAACGCTTCAATGAAGGTCCAAGCTGTACGCTCTATCATATCTTTAAGTTCTTCACTCATTTTATAACTCCATGCTTCATTCCAAGGTGTCCACGCTACATCCTTTTTGAATGTACCATCAGAATTTCTTTTTCTTTTTAACTTATTAAACATTATACACTATCCTTTTTTAACTAGCAACTTTAGAGCGTCTTTAAGTTGGTCATAAAAGTCGCCTTGTATAGCTTGCTTAGTTATATCACTTGTTGATATTGTAGCAGTAGATTGTAAATCTTTCAAGAACTCTAATGAAGCTGCAGTTCTAATACCAGTTTCTATATCTCCACTAGACAAAGCACCAGTAGGTAGGCCATGTTGTATTTCTTTTGATTGAAGTATATGCATTCCCATATCTCCAGGTAAGTCTGCAGTTGTTATTGTTGAAGGTGATGGTACTAATTGTTGTGATAAATTAGGAAACTCAGTTATATTTTTCATAAAATCTGGACTCTTCTTTAACTCACTTACATATGTTTTATATTGATTAAACATCATTCGTTTTCCATAACCTTCAATTTTTGTTTCTACAGATATTTTATCTTCCAATACATCAGTTGGAACTCTTGATTCCTTAAGTACTATATCCATTCTTTGTAAAAATTCTCCAGGAGATTTAGGTAATTCTTTAAACAGATAACCTTTTTTAATAAGTATATCTAAATTATGGGATGATTTTATAGACTTATCAGCATCTAATTCAGGAACTATTTCTTTAGCTCTTTGCAAGTAATCATCCATAGTTTGAGTTTTAATTAACTTGCCTCCTTCATAATATTCGTATCCAGTTTCAGGGTCGTATCTTAATTTTCTTTTAGCTTCTTGAGTTCCTAAATTTAATCCAGTTCGGGACATCATTTTGTTTTTTCTAGCTTCATCAAGATGTTTTTGCCAATTCATACTAATTGTTAAATCGTCTCCAAATATTTTACCAGATTCTAGATTCTCTACTTCTTTTACTATTTGATTTAAATCTTTTTGGAGTACATCTACAACCTCTTTAGTTTGAATACCTAAATTAGCAAAGTAACCTTTACTTGTTACAAATGGAATGTCAGTTTGTTCAAATATATTTCTATATAAATCTTGTATTACTTCGCCTATCTTTGCTTCGTCAGCCATACCTTTGAAATCTTTTTTATTTAAGAAATCAATTTGCACTAAATATTTATTAAATATTGTTTCACTAACAGAAGGGATAAGACTATGTTTACCTCCTGTAGGATTAACTAGTTCTTTCACTGGTAACTTCATACCAGATGCTAACAATGTTTCATATGTTTTAAAGTAATCAGTACCTACTTGTTGTAATGTTCCTTTAGGTAACTTACTTACATCTCTTAATGCTATACTTCCATCATCCCATTTAAATACTTCTGGATTATGAATGATACTCATATCATCTAAAACTGCATGCATAAAGCTATTAACAAGAGGACCTTGTTTTAATGGCTTACCAAATATATGTTCATCAGTTGTACCTAAAGGTATGCCTGACCTAATTCTTTTGTTCATTAAATCATCTGCAGTTAAACCAGTTTTCTTTTGATTTTTTTCAAGCCATTCTTTATTTGTATATTTTTCAAGTCCTAAAAATTTAACTATCTCTGCACCTTTAGGATTTTTCTGCAAGTTTTCTAAAGCTTCTCCAATGTTAGTTGCAGTTTTAGCACTGTTTACTGGTGTAACATTTCCATCTGTATCAACTGCAAACCATCCAAATTCTTCCATTTGAATTCTGGCAGACCCAGAAAAATTAAAAACAGGATGTTGATTTCTTATATCTCTAAGTATCATTTCCTCTTCTAAGCTTGGTCTATCTCCAATATCTGCTACTACTCCAATCTCAGTAGCTCTACCTCCTTGTTCAAATTTAGGGTCTCTTTGTATTTCAATTACTCCCATGTCTCCCATATCTATTAAAGTATTAGAAGCTACTTCTGTAGTTACTACTGCTTTACCACTACCTGCCATTTCACCAGCCATCTTCCAATGATGCTTAGCCATTTCAATTTCATCTAAAGTAGCATTGTTAGGGTCATGTATAAATCCAGAATGTTTTATTCTTCTATTAAAATCAGCTAGTAATTTATCACTCTCATTTAATTCCATACCTAATATATCATCAACACTATTAAATTCTTTAGCTCTCTTAGGAGTACCTGATACAATATTATTTTTTAATAAAGAAATGTTACTAATTATATTGTCTTGTCTTTTAGCTAGTTCTTGAATAGTTTCTTCAGGTATTAGAATTGTTCTACCGCTATCATTTAAATAATATTCACCATCAATCTCAGTAAATACATCATTTTTTAATATCTCTATGTTTGCTTCAAAATACATATCAGCTAGACCAGTTTGTAATGTTTTAATTCTCTGACCTAATTCAATAGTAGATTCTACCATGTCTTTATTGTATTTAGTAGAACCACCAAACTTATTAGCAAGTTGTTTTTTTCTTTGAAGCTGTTCTAATTCAAGTATGTCATCTTGTAAATCCATTTCTAAGTTTGCAATAGAAACATTAGCAGCTGCTGCCATTCTATCTTTATCTCTTGCTTTAAAATGAGGAAGACCTCCATATAAATAATTTTCTTTAGAAGCCATTTTCTTTTCACTAAACAGTTGTCCTACTTTAGACCAAGGACTATCTAACATTTCTTTTTGAGAATCTATGTATTGTTTTTTATAATTGTTAACATACTTCAATACACTTTCAGGAAGTTCACTAGTAGGAGAAGTTCTTTTTTTCATTTCAGGACTAGCTTTACCTGTATCTTTATCAGCAGGTAGTAATTCTTTTTCTTCTCTTGTAGTTAAATCATCAAGATTTAAACCAAGTGATTCAGCAGCTCTTTCTAATGCATTACCCACTTCACCTGTAGCAGACTTGTATTCACTTTTAGATGCTTCTTGTTCTTTGGTCCATCGTTTCCAAGACCTATTGTTATCATTAACAACCGTATCGTAGAATTTATTAAGTTCTGATTCTTCTAAATTATTAAGGCCACCATAAATATTTATAATAGTATTACGAATAGCAGTAGGTAAATCTTTCCATGCTTCTTCAAGAAGTTCTATTTTCTTCTTACGACTGGGCATTAGTTAAACCAAGTCTTGTCTTCTTTGTTAATTAATACTTGAAGTTCTCCTGATATTTCTTCTAGCTTTTCCATTATGTCATTACTCTGTACAGTATCTATGTCATCACTTTGTACATCACCATCGTAATCTATGTATGTCACATATGTATCTTCATTCTCAATAGCAGCTGCAACATAAGGATAAACTTTCTTATATGCAACGACACTAGAACCTACAAAGCCATCCTTTTTCACAAGGTTACTTTCTTGTGAATCTCCTATAATTAAACAACCAGCAGTATGTTCATCAGTATTACCTGTATGCCATAAGATAAACTCAAATCCAGGTACATCATTCACATGTATCATACCTTTGTGCATATCACCATACTTAGCTACATATCTAGTATGAAATCCACCTTCTTTTCTTAAAGATAGTTTGTATCTCCCAGCGGGAATCCTGGTTTCACCCCAGACTTTTACATCTCTTTGCTCATCTTCTATTGTATAACAAAGAAAGTTTCTTTTATCATTAACTACATCAAACAATGCACCAGATGTAGAATCTTTTTGACTACTAAATCTTAATACTTCTAATTCCATTATCTACCTCCACAATTACAACTGCCACAACAATCCATTATCCACCTACCTTAAATAATATCTCTCTAATTACTTCTTCAATAATTACTAAGTTTTGATTAAATCCTGAAATTGAATTTTGATATGCTTCAACCTGTGCTTTAAGTGTTGCTACTTCTTGTTGTAAATCATTAACTGTTTTAAACAACCAACCTACTAAGGCAGCTAATCCGCCTTGTAGTATCTGACTTAAATTTATCTTTGCTTCCATTATTTACTTGCTTTCTTTGAATTAGCTTCAGGCTTATCACTTCTAAATCCTATAGTCAATAACCATACAGCTAATGTAATTACAGTAGCTAAACCTGTAACTTGTTGAGCACTGCCGGTTAGTGTTAGGGTCGCAATAACCAAACCGACTAATGTCCAGCTAAGGTTTAATGTTTCTTTAATTATGGTTATAAACCAGTTCCATATTTTTTTTATCATAAACTTCTCCTAAACATAAAGGCAGCCATACTAGCTATTCTAGTCAAGATTACAGGAACTACAACTTCTTGTGCTTTTTCTTTTTGGTCTTGAGTCATGTCATCTCCTATGTCAGTAATATTGATATCTTCTATGTCTATATCAATGAATACTTCTATTGGATTCTCTATGAATGCTTCATATTGTACTTCTGTGACAACATCAGCAAGAGTATAGTTCTCTACATCTGCGTTCTCTACAGCTCTCTCTACATATTCCTCTACTGCTTCAGCAACTACTTCGTCTGATTTAATAGCTTCTGCAACAATAGCAACATCATCAGCTTCAACTTGTAATACCTCAGCGACAACCTCAACTTGCTCCTGTGTAAGTTCTTCAACATTATCAATAGCTT